CAGTACAGTAACCCAACTTCTCTAGCTTAGGTAAGTCTTTCTCAAGACGTTCACCAATGTCATCACGAACAATTAGACTATTAGGTATCTTAATACAGTCCATTACCTCGTATGCTTTCTTCGCAGCTTCCTTAACAGTAGTCGCGGTTCCAGTAGTAACAAGAATATAATCACCAGCGGTAACCAACATAGCTTCTTCAACAATCTTACCATCCCTCATTATAGGACCTCTACCCATCTTAACTTCACATAGATGAATATCGTCCATTACTTTTTCTAAACCATAGATAGGGTAGTTAGTAGGGTCTCTACCTGTTTGCTTTGTAAATGGAAAGTCTGGAATAGCAGCAACCACACCAACGGCAATCTTGTCAGAAGCCTTCAACGTATCTTTACCATTAACTAAGTCTAGCATCCACTCTACAGGGTCACCCTTATGTAAGGCAGTCTGTATGTTAAACAAAGGCCAACCAGGTCTTGTAGTCCACTCTAGGGGTCTAGGTGAGCCACTACTATCATCAATAATAAAAGCCAAGTCTACATACCCAACATAATTAATATAACTTAAGTAATCTTCTACCTTAGAAAGAGTATCATCATATAATTTACTTTCTTTTACATACTTAAGTACAGTACCCATCTCACCAGTATTCACACCATAGTTAGAAGGCATTAGTTTCTTGAACTCAAAGTTCTCAGTAATTAGTTTATTAAAACCGTGAGGTCCAAACCAACCTCCTACTGCAACTTCAATTCCTGGAGTAAACTCTTGTAGAATGAATGGTTGTTTTAAGTTACCACCCTTCTTCCACTTTTCTAACATGAATACCATGTCAGCTGCACTATTAGATACATAACTAAGAGCCTTATCAGCATCTCCTGAAGGCTTTGATACATACCTAATAGGCTTGGCTTTAACAGCTGCAATAGCCTCATTATAACTCTCATAGGTAATAGAGGGAATGACATCTAAACCAGCCTTTTCAAGAATATCCATACCAAACCCACGGTCTAGTTCTAAGTCTGAACTGACATTAGAAGCACCTACAATAGGATAACCCTTCTTGTGGTACTTTTCAAGTAAATGTACTTGGTGAGCATTGTCTGATAAGACAGTTATATCAGCCCAATCCATATGGGCTTCCCAATTAGTAATACGAGAGATAAGACCCTCACCAATAGGACTCTGACCATAACGTCCAGGTTTAATCCATTGTTTAACCTTGTGACCTTTCTCCATTAATTTAAGAGCAAAGTCTGTGAAGCTACCAGCTGAATCTAATAAAAGTACATTCATTTCTTTTTAGCCTCTATTTTCTTTTTCATATTCTCACGACGATTAGCAGCTCTTTCAATTGCTCGTTCTCTATTAACACTACTTGAGGTATGTCCTTTAGTAGTCTTACCCATTACAGGAGCACCTAACGCACTGAAAGCAGCTCTCTTAAGACCTTCACCTGTAGGTGCACTAATAGCACCACTTACAGGAAATGGTAAAACACTTTGAGCTACAGTTTTAACTCTATTAAGAGCTGAGTCATGTTTAACAGTTGAAGTAGCAGTTAATGGGTTTGTACGACCCATTAGTAATGTAGAGGCTGCTTTAGGAAAGAAACCTAGTTTATTACCAATGGCTTTTCCTGGACTATGTATCATCTCAGGAACTTCCATAGCATGTTTAGCCATTTGCATTGTAGTACCATCACCTAAGTCTAGTTTGAATGGGTCTTTATTATCCCAGATAGGTTTACCAGAGAATGCATAATTAATACCATTCATTACAGTTAAGTAAGCTACTGCAGTATTAAACACATAACGTCTAGCTAAGTCATGTCTATCTTTAGGATTAATAAAACCCTCAATACCTTCTCTAAACTTCCAGTTCTGAGGTTTATTAATCTCTCTAGGTAAAGCTTCTGACATTGAACGAATAGTAGATACAGTCCAGTCAGGTGCAAACAGAAGAATCTGAGACCACTCACGACCTTGTATACCAGCTGCTTTCATAGCTAGTGCTTTACCTATCTTATTATGAGTATTAGAAGCTACCTCTAGCCAATCTAAACCACCAAGAGTATTATTAACAAAGCTACTAACTTCTTGCATAATTACATCATCAGACATCTCAGGATGTGCTGCCTTCATTTTAGCAAAGAAGTGGTTAGCAGTATTAATCTTACCGCCAGTATGTGCATAATCCCAAGTAACTTTATTTAAATTCTGAACTACATGCTTGTCTAAAGGGTTAGTTACATTCTGTAAGATATGTAGTTTAGTACCTTCGGGCCCTAGTCTACTAAGTTGATTGTCTACAAAAGCTCCACCCTTACCTATGATTGTTTGGTCAATATCTTCTGTACCTAATACCATACCATTACGTATCCAAGAATCAATCCTCTTGCCACCATCTCTATCACCTTCTTTAAAGGCTTTGGTAGCTTGTCTAATACCAAGACCACCTGTAAAGATTTCTTTAACCATCAAACCTGGGGCAGCTATAAGTTGTGCTTCAAGTAGAGACTTAAAGTGGAATAGAGAAGCTGTAGTTTGAATACTCTTAGTAAGCATTGTAATAGCACCAACACCTCTAACAAACATGTTAGGGTCTTTCTGTCTATATACAAACTTCATTAAGTCAATAAAGTCAGGATGAACCAAAATACCTTGTAGGGCTTTAGAACCTACACCAGTAAATGGTTCATAACCAGCTTTAAGACCTTCAGTAAGGTCCTTAGTTAAGACCCTCATACCAGAGAACTTATCTTCAACAGGACCTAAGAAGTGGTCAATCATCTTCTTCTCAGCAATAGCTTTAAGCATAGACTTAGTATAAGCTTCTGCAACTATAGCTATGTCTCTTTGTACCTTAACACCCTTTTGGTCTTTAACTAGTTCCTCAAGGTCTCTAATAGTTTCATGTACACGATGAGCAGTAAAGTCTCTATTAAACTTACTTTCTTTAGGTTGATTATAAATCTTATCTAAGATAGCCATCTTCTCAGCATGTGTACCCTTAAACTCAGTCCAGTCTAACATATGAGGAATGTAGTTGTTACGCAAGCCATCCATCATACCAAGAGCATTAGCTTTCTTACCAATAGCAGCTATAGTGTTCTTAATAGATTCTAAAACAGGGATAGCATGTTCTTCAGAAGGTAAAGATTCTAAATGGTTAATAACCTTTTCTAGTTTGTCAATCTTCTCTGCATGAGCAGCTAAATCTCCAGGTTTAATCTTACCACGAGTAACTTGATTTCTAAGACCTTTAAGAGCACCATTCATACCCTCATCTCTATAACCAGTAGCTCTGTTTATTTCACCAGTTCCATGTAAGACATCATGCTTTTCTTTATCAGTATAAAGTCTATCATAACTCTTATCACCTTCAGCTGCCATTGTCATACGAGCTCTAATCTTTTCATTAGGAACTGCTTTAGCAATGTCACTACGCCAATTACCTGCATTCCAGTTATCAGCAATGATACCACGAAGGAACTCTTTAACTACAGCAGCTGGACCTTTACCCTTAACAGGGTCAAAGACCTCATTAGCATGGTCAGTAATAGGGTGGTCTCTAACCTCTTTCATTTGATTAAGAGCCATCTCATTAACTACATTCTCATGTTCAGCTTTAGAAACAGTAGAAGGTCTACTAACACGAGTATGAGCTTCTTCATGTGCTAAGTTAAACTCAGCCCACTCTTCAGGAGTTTTAAATGCATCTTCAGCAAGAGGCTTAACACCTTCTACTCTAGGTTTGGTCCAAGGTTTATCTGCAAATGTAGATAAAATATGTTGTTTGTCAAGTAATATATGTTTACTAGAACCATCTGCATTACGAGCATGGAGAGCTGGTACATAAGAACCATCCTTACGGAACTTACCTGTCTCACCAAAGAAGATAGGGACACCTTCAGCTGTATGGTGGTCAGGTTTACTTACTTGGTCAATGATACGTTGAGAGGTCTCATAAGAAGTTTCTTGAGCTTCTTTAGTACCAATAGGAGCTTCTTTACTTACTTTAGGTTTAACACCTTCAGATGCACCTTTAGCACCTAGAGCACCCATACCAAGAGCTACAGTCATTCTAGCTGCAGCTGCCATCTCTGTACCTTTACCACCAACCTTCTCAGAGCCCTGTTCAATCTTACCAGTAAGAGCACCCATCACTTCATTAACAGAAGAGTCAGCTACACCTTCTTTATTACCAATTAGTTCTGCAGTAGATAGAGAAGCTAGTTTACCTATAGGAGAAGCTTGAAACTCCTTCATAGTTTGTTCAGCTGCTTGAATAGGATTAACTTCCCCTTTAAGACCCTTATAGCCAGCCACAAAAGGAGCTGCTACACTCTCAGCAATAAAGGCAGGAGTACCTAAAATAACATCAGCTGCACCTTGAAAGTCAGAAGCAGCAGCTTTAGCAGACTCACCAAGAGTCATACCTTTTTTAGGTTCTTCAGGTTTATCTATAGGGGTAAAACTACTAGCTTCTTTAATAGGGGTAAAACCCCCAGTGTCAGCTGAACTTTCTATAGGAGTAAAGGCCATTAGTTATAATGACCAATTACTTTACCAGTAGAGTCTAGTACCTCAACACCTTTAGGTGTATTCTTACCTAGTTTATATTTCTTCATAGAGGCATCTGCAGTAAATTTAGCTTTAAGTTCAGGAGGTATAGCTTTAGTTTCTTCTGGTTTAGCTTCGTCAGACTTAGGACTTGTTCCAGAAAGAGTACGGTATTCTTTATTAATGTCTCTTAAATCACTTTGAGCTACATCTAGTTTACCATCTACTTCTTTAAGGTCATTCTCTAAATCTCTTTTTTTAACTACTTGAGCATCTTCAGATAAGCCAAACTCTTGACCAGCATCTAACTTTTCAATACGACCTAAGATACCTTTACGTTCAGTTTCTAGATTAGTAACTCCAAACTGAGTATCTTTAATAGAAGTTTGTAAAGAACCTAAGTATGCTTTAGTTTCAGCTTTACCATCTTTAGAACGGTCTCGTTTTTCTTTTGCACTAGATACACGTTCTCTATCAGTTTGTTGACGTTCTTTAAAGCCTCTTTCCCAAGTATAGAACTCTTCTTTCTTCTTATCACGTTCAGCTTTAGATATAGCAAGAGCTTGAGCTTGTTTAGCTTTAACTTGTTGGTTAGCAGTTAGACCTTGAGCAATAGCTCCTTTAGCAACTGCTTCACGTTTATCTCTAGGTACATTAAATAAAGCTTCAGCACCAGGAAGACCTAGACGCATACTTTCAGCTACTTGTTTATACCAACCCTCGTCAGTAGGGTTATCTAAATAACCTTGACCTAGTTGAGCTTGTATTTCATACTGTTTACCAGCTAGAGTAATAGCTTCAGTTTGAGCTTCTTTAGCTTTTGAATCTAAGCCATCTATTTGTTTTCTAAACTCTAAAGCTAAAGTAGGGTTATTATTATTAGCAGCTGCCATCATTAACTTTTGAAGTTGTTGACCTTGCTGTTGACTTGTTTTAGCTTTAGAAGCAGCTCCAGCTTGTAAGTCTTTTAGCTTACCTGTCCATTCATCTATAGAAGTAGCACCTTCTTTAGCTGTAGCCTCATCCTTAGCACCACCCATAAAGGAAGGCATAGGAGAACCAGTAGGAGAGACTTTAGCCTCTACAGGAGTTTCCTTAGTAGGTTCTGCATCTGTAGGTGTATCTTTACCAGAAGCACCTTCATTTAAAATGTCTTTAACACTCTTAGCATAAGCTTCTTTATCAGTTGCACTTTTCTTGTAGGCATCTATTTCTAGTCTACCCTTTTCAACTGTTTGAGCTTTTAATTCAGATTCAGATTCAGCATCTCTACTACTATAAATCGCTGATGGGTCAAGTCTTCCAATTGCCATATATTATCCCCAGAAAGACGTAGCACCATTAGTTCCACATCGACCTCCGAGACCAGCCATTATATTATTAACTCCTGCTGTTTGATTTGTAGTTTGTGTACCAGCAGCTGCAGCTCCAGCATTTTGACCAGCAGCAGCTCCACCAGTAGATAGGTTCTGAAGGTTAGTTACTTGGTTTTGGTATTGCTGACCAGCATAATTTTGACCAAACTGACTAAGAGCAACTTGTTGACCACCACTTTGGGTTTGTCCTGTAGCAGCTTGAGTTCTATTAAGAGCTTGTTCTCCTTGTTGCATACCAAATTGATACCCAGGAGTTTGATTAACCATAGAAGGATTAGACACTAAAGTGTTTAACATAGCTGCATAGTTAGCTTGATATGGAGCATTAGGGTTAGCTACGTTAGTAGCAGCTGTAGGAGATTGTCCTGGATTAAGAACATTACCTACACCACTAATAAGTTGTCCAGCTGCATTTACACCCTTAACAACATTACCAGCAGTCTTTAAACCACTAGATAAACTATCAAATAAAGTGCTACCACCAGAAGCTAAAGCACCTGTTGTAGCAGCAGTACCAACACCAGCCATTGCATCACCTACAAGAGAAGCTCCACCTGCCCAACCAGCTCCAGCTCCTAAACCTGCACCAGCAACATCAGCAGCTGCACTAGCCCCAAATGCACCAGAGCCAGCAACAAAGTCTCCAATGAAAGAACTAGTACCTCCTGCAAGACCTATCCCTCCAGCAGCTCCTTCAGCTGCAGCTAGTGGTCCTAGTAAACCTAGAGCACCTCCAGTTGCTACACCTCCAATAAGTGCTAGAGCTGGATTAGATACTACAGCATCTACAGCTCCTCCAACTAAACCTCCAACAGTATCTGCTACTGCTCCAACTGCATCTGCAATAAAACTAGGCATTATTTATTTCCTTAACAAAATTAATATCTACTTTTCTGAAACCACGTTTATTATAGAATCTCTCTAATTGCTCAGGATTTAAATTTGCGGTTGAGGAAACCATAACACTATAAGCTCCCTTTTCTTTTGACCATTCTTCAATTTTATTAAACAGTCTAATGCTGTCTTTAGTATCACGATACTCAGGCTCTACCCACCAAAACAGTTCTTGTACTCTAGTTATACCAGAGTGATAAAAACATTTACTAGCATACAAACCTACAGCTCCTCTAACCTTGCCATCAACTTCCATAACAAATACTTGACCTACATTAGAATCAAGTAATTTAATTACAAAACTAATTAAAGATTGAGCATCATAAGGACCTGCATCAGCAGCTTCAGCAAAGTGACCACCATAGATACCTATAGCTTCTAGGTCTTCTATAGTTTTATTAATAGGTCTAATCATAAGTTATCCTTGACTACCTGAGCCAAAGTCTCCTGAGAGTTGTAGTTCTGCATTCTCTAACCTCAATGGGTAGTTACCTGTATAAAAGAACTCATAGGCTCTTCGTTTGAAAGAACCTAAATTATACAAGCAGGGTTTGGTTAAACTTAAATCTAGTTGTCTATAGTTAGACCAACTGTTATAGTCGTCGTCTGTATGACGGACGTTTATTATATCATTAATTGAATCACCTGTCAAGGTTAAACAACTATTTACTTTTCTATTATAAGTACCTAAGAGCAGTCTTTGGGTTACTACACGCATAGATATAGGACCAAAAGGGTCATGGTAGTTTTCAGGACTAATAGTATATACATTACTAGTAACAGCATCTAGAACGTAAGTTGTATTACCTCCAATTGGGAATGGTTGTACAAAGGTACATTCGAAATAACCCTCACCACCTCCAATGTAAGCTTTACTTGTAGTCCAATAGTGCCATTCCTTTTCTTTAAGGTCATACACTAATGTAATGTCTTGGTCTGTTAATACTAAACCATAGAATGTATGCCCTGCGATTTTATATGCCCAGCTATAAACCCCACTAAGACTACTTGCATTAAGAAACTTTTCAATAGCAGGAGTTGAAATAGGTACAGCTTGTAAACCATTAAGCATGGCTACTTGTCTACCACCTTCTTTAGCATTAGTCATCCATAAAACAGTCTCTTCAAATGACTGTACAGAATCCCCAGTAGCACATCCTAGTTCAAGTCTAGCTGAAGCATTCACAGAAAGAACACTTCCAACTGGATTAGCAGCATCATAGAAAAACTCTGTAGAGAATTGTTTAAATGCAACAAGGTAGTTAAGATGTTTAGCAATAGCAACACCAAGGTCACTCTCAGCTTTAGCTGTAATGTAATTTAAAGGATTCCAAGATGTTGGGTCCTCTTGGTCACTTTGATAAATTTGACCCTCTACATTCATAGCAAAGACATAACCATCTAAGTATACCAAACCACAAGCAGGGTTAGTAGGGAATGCATTTAAAGCCATTGAAGCTGTTGCAGCAGCTCCAGCATAGGTTAGGGTAGCCGTACCATTTGAAACAGCTCCTGAGGTATGTGTAGGAGCTGTAACACCAAGTGTACCACCAACAGTTGCTGTATATAGGTTAGCTCCATAAAAGATTTGGTCATTCAAAGCAATAGACGCAGAAGCAACCCAGACAGTACCTATAGTAACAGTAGGTACATAATAATAACCTGTACCTCTACCTATAAGAGTCATAGAAGTTAAACTACCAGCTGTAAATGTATAAGAGACACTAGCTGTAACTCCAACTGAAGGAGGTGATACAACCACACTAGGCACTGTAGTGTACCCTGACCCTGGAGTTTGAACAATTACATTCCATACTTGAGTACGAATAGGAATAAAACTATTATTAGCATCTAAATAAAAACCATTGGTCCTATCTTGCATTACCATATAAGGATGAGGAGAGGTAGTAGCAGACGTATTAACAAAGTCTATATCTTCAAATGTATCTAATCCACTACCAACATCTACACGTACACCACCAGTAATCTTAGATAGAGTACCATTAGTTACAGTATATAAATTATTATTGTAAGCCCACAAACCTTGACCTAATGGAAGTAATGAAGGTGTAATTGTATAGTTAGCTTTTCCAGGTCTCTTAACAGCAAACTTACGACCAGCAATAGTTTCTTGATAGCAATTAACCATCTTAGCATCTTTATTTTTATCTGTACTTCTAAAGGTAATAGGAGTTACTAATGGTACATCTACAATAGGCATTAGCGGAAGCCTCCTGTTTGCATCCTCATGTCAGGAACAAAGCGAATAGCAACATCTTCAACATCAAAGTCTTCTACTTCTTTCTTAAGCATTAAAGCTTTCATATCGTAGTAAGCTCTTTCAGTCATTGTCTTATCATAGTCACTAGCAATCTCAGCCATCAATGCCCACTTCAAAGCTAAGAACCATTCCGCAGGGAAGTCAAAGTTATCAGTAGGTTTAACCATGTCCATTAAAGAACGTTGTACGGTCATGTATAGGACGTAGTTAGATACTGTACTACTATCAGGGGTTAAGTATACATTCACCACACCACTAGATACATTAGGTGTATAGAATATTGAATTGGTAGTACCAGTAGAAAACTTACTTCCTAAAGTGTTATACTCTTGTCTAGAAATAACTTGCATAGGAATGTCTACGTTAGGAGTTACTTGTACATTACGCAAATAGCTTTGAATAACCTTTAATGGTTTAGGAGATGTTAAGTCTGACCCTGTACCTGTAGGTCCAATAGTATAACTAGTTTGACTCGCTACTAAAGGTAAGGCTATTTCTGATATAGTCCAAAGTTTAATACCATCCTTCTGCCAATTCTTGATGATAAGGTTAAGAGACATAGAAGCATTAATAACTGAAGTAGCAGATGGTTGAGCACCCTCTTCTAGTACAGAAAGACCTCGCATAGCAGCTTCAATAACTTGGTCACGAGTGACG